TTTCATCGATGGCCCTGCCGAGCATCGCACCCGCCGCGCGGCCGATGGCGGCCGAAGACAGGCCGAGGACCGAGCCGCCGACCGAACCGCCGATCGCCATCCCCGCCGCCGAAAGCAGAATCGTCGCCATGCGTCAGTCTCCGGTCCGAAAGGCAAAGCGGGCCACGATCCGGCGCCGCCAGGGCGGGGTGAGCGCGCTTTCCACGACGCCGTGCCCGCTGTAGGCATGGATGAAGCTCGCCCCCGCGCCCACCTCCGCGGCGATGCCGAGGTGCTTGGCCACCCCGCCGTCCCGCATGCGAAACAGCAGGACATCGCCCGGCGCCTCGCGGTCGAGCGGCTTCTCCTGCAGGTAGGTCCGCGCGGCATCCCAGAGCCGCTCCTCGCCCTGGGGTTCGGACCAGTCCGGCCCGTAGGGCGGGATCGCGGCGGGCTCCGCGCCGATGACCTCGCGCCAGACCCCGCGCACGAGGCCGAGGCAGTCCGCCCCCGCGCCCCGTCGCGAGGCCTGGTGGAGATAGGGCGTCCCGATCCAGCGCCGCGCGGCCGTCACGATGGCCTGCGTCATGGACGCCCCCCCGCGCGGCCGGCGCGCGGCACGGCGATCAGCCAGTCCTCGCTGGGCAGATGGGGGAAGCCGCGGAAATTGGCGGTGTTCGCGAACTTCTCGCGGCAGGTCGCGAACCGCTTGTCGCAGCCGGGCTCGATGCGGACCTGATCGCCGGGCAGGACCGGCGCGGGGAGCGAGGCCCAGAGCGCGATTTCCCGCGATCCGTCGGCCAGGCGCCGGTCGCGCTTCACGATCCCGCTCAGCCCCGCCGCAGCGCCCGACAGGACGCGGAACTGCCCGCGCTCGAACCAGCGGTCGGGCGGAAGATCGAGGTCGGCGAAGCGGAACACCCGGTTCTCCTCGCAGATTTCCACCGTCCGGTGCTCGGCCATGCCCGGCAGCCCGAGGTCCACCCGGCAGGCCCCGTCGCCGAGGACGGCGCTGCAATCGCGATGGAACACCCGCCCGAGCGGCTGGTTCAACGCCTCGGTCAGACCCCGGACCTCGGCCTGGAAGGCCCCGCCCAGGCGCCGGATCTCGCCCAGGGTCCCGCGGAACCGCAGCACCCGCTCCTCCGGCTTGCGCCAGTTGACCCACCACAGGCGGATGCCGGCGCCATCATAGCGACCGGCGGCGATGTCCTCCTCGCGGATCGCGGCATCGCTCAGCACGCCGAGCACCTCGGCATTGTCCACGGCAAGGCCGCTGCCCTGCACGAGCGCGCTGGCCGACAGTCCCTCGTCGGGACGGAACAGGATCCCCTCGAAGCTCAGCGTCTCGTCATGGTCGGTGAAACCCAGCGTGACGCCGTCCCTCCGCGTCAGGGCCCAGGCCCGCGCGACGGTGGAATGGCCGCCCGCGAGGTGCGCGGCAAGGCCGGTCATGTCCGCACCTCGACCACGGGCACGTTCGGCACGTCGCCCGCCCGGAACGAGGCGACCGACATCTGGATGCGGTCGGTGTCGAAGCGCACCGGCACATCGAACTCGAACCCCGCGGTGATCTCGGCGCCGACCTCGGGGGCCGCCGCGAGCGTGACGATCCCCGTCAGAAGGTCGATGTCGAAATCGACGGCCTCCTGAAGCGGATCGCCCGACAGGGCGACCTTCACCGTCCCGGACACCGGCTTGGTGATCGGGCGGAGGTAGACGTGCCCCCCCGAGGCATAGGCCTTGACGAGCTGGAACGTCCTGCGCTGCCCGTCGCCCGCCCCGAGGATCTGGTCGTAGGGCGTCACCGCGGCATTGGGCAGGCAGGACTTGTAGTCGCCCCAATCCTTCCAGCGAAAGGCATGGAGCTGCCCCTGCCGGGCCTCGAAGAAGGCGATCAGCGCCGCCACATCGTCAAGGCTGCGCAGGCCCAGACCCGCATCGTAGCGGCGCCGGGAATGGGCCCAGGGCGAATTGCGCTCTTCGAACCCGTTCTGCAGCGTCACGATCTCGGTCCGCCGCTCCGGGCCGCCGACCGAACCGAAGCTCAGCGAGGCCGGAAACCTGACATCATGGAAGGCCATCGCGATCCCTCACCTGTTGCGCTGTCCGCGCGCGACGGCACGGGCGAGCTCTGCCGCGATCTGGGTCCGGCTGCGCGCGAAGGAGGCGACATCGGGGGTGGTGACATGCATCGTCACATGCACGTTGCCGCCCGCCTGCGCCCGCACACCCAGCCGGCCGTCGGCGCCGCGGGCCAGCGGCATGATCGCCTCGGGCCCCGCCTCGCCCATCAGCCCGATGCCGCCGCCCCGCATCGGGAAGGGCGTCGCGCCCGACACGATCCCGCCCCGCGCGAAGGGCATCACCCGCCCCTGGGAGAAGGGCGCTCCGCCGGCAAGGGGGATCGCGCCGGCAACGGCGGCATTGAGGCCGCGGGCGAGCAGACCGCCCAGGTGATCCGTCACCGGCCGCAGCGCGGCGGCATAGACGGTGTCGAGCATCGCGCGCCCGACCCCGGCCAGCGCCTCCGACAGCTTCATGCCGTCGAAGACCAGCCCGTCGAAAGCCCGCCGCAGCCCGACCGAGAACCCCTTCTCGAGCTTGCCGAGGTCCCGCACCGTGTCGCCAAGGCTCGACTGGACCTCGCGCAGGGCTCCGGCGAAGGCTGCCATCGTGCCCTGCGCCGCCGCAAAGGCCGCGCCGAGGTCCTCGACCCCGTCGCCGAAGCCATCGATCTGGAATCCGTCACGCATCCTCCGCGCTCCCCTTCGCAGGCCTGTCCGGAAAGGCCCGGGCAAGCTCCATCAGCCGCGCCCGTCCCATCGGCGCGCTCGCCGCACCCACGCCCATGAGGAACGCGAGTTCCGCCGGGCAGAGCGCCCAGAACTCCGCCGGCCGCAGCCCGAGACCGCGCATCCCCGCGCGCATCAGGCCCGGCCAGTCCAGCCCGCCGCTCATGTCGGCAGGGCGAAGGCGCGCGCGAGCATCTCTGCCGCGGCCTTCGCCGCCCCGACCGGGCCGCCGGCGATGTCGGCCGACACCAGGTCCGCCGCCGTCACCGCCCAGCCGCCGCCCCGCAGGCCCGCGACGACAAGGGCCATCACGTCCCGCGACGATATCGCCCCCCGCTCGAACCGCTCGACGAGCTCGAGCAGCGTCCCCGCGCCCAGCTCCGCCTCGAGCTCCGCCAGCGCGCCGAGCGTGAGCTTGCAGCGCCGCGGCACCCCGTCCACGACGAGGGTCACCTCTCCGGCCCAGGGATTGGCCATCATTCGCCCAGCGCCGTGAAGCTCAGCGCACCGGCCGAGGCGAGCGAGAGTTCGTAGGTGGCTTCCCCGTCGTAGGACCCGGCGTATTCGATCCCGGTGATCTGGAAGGGGCCCTGGACGGTGCCGAAGTCGGGGATGATGACCTGAAAGGCGGGCGTCTCGCCGCTGAAGAAGATCGCGCGCGCGCGTTCGTCCGTCGCCTGGTCCTTGAACACGCCCGACCCCGAAATCGTGGCCGACTTCACGCCTGCGCCCGCCAGAAGCTGCCGCCAGCCACCCTGGCTTTCCAGGCTGGTCACATCCACGCTCTCGGCATTGAAGCTCACGCGTGTGGCGCGCAGCCCCGCGACCGTCTCGAACTGCCCTGCCCCGTTCATGTCGATCTTGATCAGAAGATCCTTGCCGCTCTGCGCCGCCATTGCGATGCCTCCGCCGAAGCTGTTGAAAACCTGCCGGGGCCTCAGACCCCGTCCTCGACCCTCGCCCGGAAGACGAGGGTGATCTGCCGCTGCTCCCCCGTGCCCGACCGCGCCGCCCGGGCGCGCAGGAATTGCAGGCCCACCAGCCGCCCCCGGTCGAGGGCGAGCGCCGCATCGACCAGCGAATCCGACACCCGGGCCGCGGCCTCCTTGGCCAGCGCGAAACCGGCCGCGTCGGTGACCACGGTCACCACGAACTCGTGTTCCGCCCCGCGGCCGGTCTGATCCGACCTGTCGCGCACGACCTCCGGCCCGATGGCGACATAGAGCGGCGGCAGGATCCCGGCGGGAAGCGCGTCATAGACGGCGTTTCCCAGCAGGGCCTGCAGCCCTGCATCCCCTGCCAGACGCTGGAACACCGCGCGCTGCAGCGCCGCCGCGATGGCATAGCTCATGTCGCGGTCTCCTCTTCCGTCAGACACAGCAGGAACCGGCCGTCGGGATCGTGCTCCGTCACCGACAGGATGCGAAACCGCCGGCTCCCCTCCCGGAACCGCTGGCCCGCGACGGGCCGTGCCGAGGACCCGACCGGCGCGGCACGCACCGCGATCCGGTGGACCGTCCGGCTCAGCGCCGTGCCGACACCTGCCCTCTCGCCGGCCGCGCCCGGCAGGACGGCGGCCCAGAGCAGGCCGCGCGTGACCCACCCCCCCGCGAACCCGCCCGCACCATCGGGCGCGCTCTCCCGGGCCTCGAGCTCCATCAGCCGGTTGAGCCGCGGTGTCCGCATCACCGCACCCCCCCGAAGACCCGGATCGGACGGTAGCGTTCGATCAGCGCGGTCACGCCGAAGGGCATGCAGCCCTCCGACAGCCCGGTATCGAGCCGGTATTCGTAGTAGTGCGCGGCGAGCAGCATCACCGCCTGCGCGAGGTCCGTCGGCAGGTCGGCCCACTCGGGCCCGAATCCGGCCCGGAACCCGATGCGGACCATCCCGCCGGTCGGAATGGCGGGCAGGGTCCCGCCGGAGCGCAGGATGACGGGCCGCGCATGGTCAGGCAGGAGCCGCCAGTCCCCGAGCGGCAGCGCCGTCTCCGCCCCGTCGCCGTCGATCATCACGATCTCGAGCAGCGCGCTCACCGGGGCGATGGGCAGGACCTGACGGTCCTCCGCCCGCCAGGCCGCCAGCGTCCAGCGGAATTCGCGCTCAAGCAGCGCCTTGCCCGTGCGCGCCTCGATTGCCGAGAGCGCCGCCCGCAGGAAACCGGCCAGCAGGCCGTCCTGCAGGCCGTCCTCGGCGAACCCGGTCCCGAGCCGCAGGTGCGCCTTGAACCCGGCCACCGGCAGGGCCGCCTCCGGGGTTGCCGTCGTTTCGACCAGCATCATGGAATCACTCCGAAATCGGACTTGCCGCCGCTTGCCGGGCGCGCACCCCTCGCATCGCTCGGACGGAAGGGAGCAGCTGGACGACGCGAAGGTTCACCCCGTGCGCGCCCGGCCGGTCGCGCCGCCCGTCACGGACGGCGCCGCCGCTCGCCCCCAGCCTCAGCTGACGGCGATCCGCAGAAGCTTGATGGCCGCGAAGTCGCTGACCGCCCCGCCGACGCGCTTGGTCGCGTAGAACAGGACATGCGGCTTGGCCGAGAAGGGATCGCGCAGCACGCGCATGTCGGCCCGCTCTGCGATCGTGTAGCCGGCCTCGAAGTTGCCGAAGGCGATGGGATGGGCGTTGGCCGCCACATCCGGCATGTCCTCCGCGATCAGGACCGGGTAGCCCATGAGCCGCGCCGGCTCCCCGGCCGCAAGGCCGTCCGACCACAGGTAGCGCCCGTCGGCATCCTTGAGCTTGCGCACCGTCGCCGTGGTCTTGGAGTTCATCACGAACACGGCGCCGGCCCGGTAGGACGCCCCCAGCGCATAGACGAGGTCCACGATCGCATCGCCCCCGGTGATCGCGCTGGCATGGCCGCCGGGGATGTAGCCGATATTGCCCCAGGTCCAGGACGCGTTGGCCACGGTAGGGTAGTCGAGAAAGCCGCGCGGCTTGTCGATGCCGTCGCCCGAGACGAAGGCGGCGGCTTCGGCACGGGCGAATTTCTCCGCGATCCGCCCGGCCAGCCAGCCCTCGATGTCGAAGGCGCTGTCGTCGAGCAGCCGCTGCGACACTTTCGGCAGCGCGGCCAGTTCGTGCAGCGGGATCACGATCCGTTCGATCTGCGGGGTCGCGGTCTCGGCCTGGCTCCCCGTCTCGGTGGCCCAGCCCGCGCCCGCCTCGGTGCGGTCGATCAGCACCTCGTAGGAGGTCGCATCGACGTTGACGACGGTGCACACCGACCGGATCGAGGCCGTCGCGCGCAGCGAGGAGCGGATCGCCTCCGCCGTCTGCGGCGAGACGAGATAGCCGCCGTCGGCCGCCACCACGCTGCTCATCGCCTTGCCGTCGAGGCCGAGGGCCCGCAGCCCGTCGTCATCGCCCGACCGCAGGTAGGCGGCAAAGGCCTTCTGGTGCGGCGCCTCGGTCTCGGCCGAGGCGGCCAGCGCGGGGCGCTGGCCTGCGAACATCGTCTTGCGGTCGAGCTTGGTCATCCGTTCGTCCTGTGTCTGGAGTTTGCGCTGAATGTCGTCGGCGAACCGCGCGAAATCGCCGATGAAGCCGGCGATGGCGGCCCGCAGTTCCTCGGTCGGGGACAGTCCTTCCCCGATCCGAGACGTCGTCTCGGTCGTCTGCATGACAGGTCGTTCCTTCGTCTCTAGTTGCACCCGGCCCGGCGGGCCGCGCTCCACCACCGCGCCTCGCGGAACACCGCGGCCAGCTCGCGCAGGCCGTGGTCCTCCGCAGGGTCGTCCCGCTTCGCGGCAACCCGCGCCGCGGGCAGCATCGGGAAGGTGACGAGTGACACCTCCCAGAGCTCGAGTTCCGCCAGCCGCCGCAGGCCCGCAGCATCCCTGGCCGCGCGGATCGTGCGGTAGCCGATCGACAGCCCGTCGATGGCGCCGGCCCCGATCAGCGCCGCCGCCTCGCGCCCGCGGGCGACATCGGTCAGGATGCGTCCCTTGACCCAGAGACCGCGCTCATCCTCGCGCACCTCGTCCCAGACGCCGATCGGCTCGGCCGGGTCGTGCTGCCAGAGCATCTTGACCCGTCCGCCCTGCGCGGCCAGCCGGGCGAGAGAGGCGCCATAGGCACCGCGCTCCACCACGTCGCCGCCCTGGTCGGGCGCCCCGAAGACCGAGGCATAGCCCGCGATGGTCGTCCCGTCGGTGACCGCGAGATCGCCGCCCAGCCGCGCGAACTTGTGTTCCAGTTGCATCACGTCCTCCTCTCAGGGCACCGCGGCCAGGATCGACTGCATCGCCTGTGCCAGGATCACGCCCACCACCCCGTAGGCCGCGAGCCAGAGCCGCTTTTCCAGCCGCTCCATCCCCGCCTCGATCTTGCCGAGCTGCTGCTGGATCTGCTGGAACTGCAGCGCCGACAGCCGCTCGTGCGCCTCGATCCGCAGGCCCGGCGCGCAGGTGAAGGGGGAACCGAAGCCGCGCCGCTCATCCGCCATTCCCGGCCTCCATCGGGGGCAGGCCCAAGAGCGCCCGCTTCTCGGCCGCACTCAGGAAATCGGCCGAAGCGATGCGGGCCCACTGCCCGTCGCGCTCGGCCGCCAGCGCCGGCACCCGGTCGGGATCGGGCGCGAGTGTCAGCGTCTCGCCGGTGAAATCCTCCAGCCAGTTGGAGAGCGCGCCCAGCACGCGCGTCGCCAGCGGCAGCACCGTGAGCCGGTAGAAGGCGCGGTTCGCCTCCTGATAGTTCGCATAGGTCGCCTCGCCGGGAATGCCGAGCATCATCGGCGGCACGCCGAAGGCGATGGCGATCTCGCGCGCCGCAGCGACCTTGGTCTCGTGGAACTCCATGTCCGAGGGCGAGAACCCCATCGGCCGCCAGTCGAGGCCCCCTTCCAGGAGCATCGGGCGGCCGGCGTTGCGCGCGCCCTGGTGGTTCGTCTCGATCTCGGCCACCAGCCGGTCGAACTGCTCGGGGGTGAGGCTGCCGTGCCCGTCCGGGCCGCGATAGACGATCGCACCCGAAGGCCGGGCCGCATTGTCGAGGAGCGCCTTGGACCAGCGGCTCGCGCTGTTGTGCACGTCGAGCGCCGCTGCCGCGGCGACCATCGGCGACAGGCCGTAGTGGTCGTCCTGCGGGTGGAAGCTGCGGATGTGGCAGATCGGCGCCGGCCCCTCGCCCAGCACGAAGCGGTGCTTGCGGCCGGCCACCGCATAGTCCCAGGCCGCCGGCCAGCCGTCCGGCCCCGGCACCACCGACATCCGGTCCGACCGCAGCACATGAAGCTCCACCGGCAGGCCGTCCTGCCCGACCGCCTCCACATAGGCGTTCCCCGACAACAGAAGCTGGGCGAAGATCGCCTCGAGCAGTTCCACCCGCCCCTGCACCGGATTCGGTCGGGCGAGCAGGGCGAGGACCGGGTGCTCCTGATAGCGGCGCTGCCCGTCCTGCAGCACGAGGGGGAGGGAGGCCGCCGCCTCCGCGATCAGCTTCACCGCCCGGAACCCGATCGGGTTCGACATGAATCCCGTGCGGGTCAGGCTCGCCGTGTCGCGCGGGCTCCAGGCCACCCGGCCCGCACCGCCCCAGGCGAGGATGCGCCCCACGGCCGAGGCCTTGGTCCCCGGCGGGGCCGCAGCCGCCGTCGGCGCCGCCTTCGACCGCTTCAGGAAATCGAACATGTCTTGCTCCTTGCCCCGGTCCGACCCCTGCCCGGTCCGGACCCTTGCCGCGTCACGATGGGGCGACCATGCCGCCGAAACCTTACGGCCCTCCGACCCCACCGCACGGGCGGGGCCGGTCGCGCGCAACGGCCTCAGACCACCCGCACCCGCGGCCCCGGGCCGGTGGCGGCCCCCGCGATCATCAGGTCGGTCAGCGCCCAGACCAGCGCATCAACCCGGTCCGGCGACCCGGTGCCGAGGAACCCCTGCGCCGTCATCTGCGCCATCTGCTCCTCGAGCTCGCCCAGCCCGCGCAGGTGCATGACCTTGCCCTGCTCGTAGAGCGCGGCGACCGGCTCCGCCCGCGCCGCCTTCCCGCGCGAGGCGCGCACAGCGCGGAACGGAACCATCGGATCGACCTGCCGCAGGACGCTCTCGACCATCGCGCCGCCCTGGTTGACCTCGGCCACGAGGCGTTCCGCGCCGTGCCGCCGCATCGCCGCGATCGCCGCCTTCGCCCATTCCGCGGGCGAGGCCGCCGTCACCGAGGCATCCTCGAGGACATAGGCCCGCCAGGTCTCGGGCGGCCCCTTGCAGGCAACCCCCGCGACGACGATCCCGCAGGCATCCGACCGCCGATGCCCGCTCGCCGGCGGATCGACCGCGACGACGATCCGGTCGAGTTCGGGCGCCTCCTGCACGAGGCAACCCGCGATAACCCGGTCGGGCCAGAGCGCGCCCTCCGCCTCGGCCAGGAGGACCCCGTCGAGCTCCTGCCGCCCCTGCCGCGTCCCGGCATAGCGCCGCCGCACCTCGGCCAGGAAACTGTCCGCCAGATAGGCCCGATTGGCATAGGTCGGCGCCTGCGTCACCACCGTGCTCGGCTGCGCCAGCAATTCCCGGAGGACCTTGACCGGCTTCGGCGTCGTCGTCACGCAGGCCTGCGGCAGCGGGCCGAGCCTCAGACCGAACTGGATCATGTCCCAGGTCTCCGCCCCCCGCTTCCACTTCGCCAACTCGTCCGCCCAGACCGCATCGAACTGCGGGCCGCGCAGCGCATCGGGATCGTGCGCCGAACAGACCCGCGCCTCTGCCCCGTTCGGCCAGACGAGAAGCCTGCGGCTCGCGATCCAGTCGGGGCGGCGATCGGGCGGCGAGATCGCCATGATCCCGCTTTCCCCGAACACCATCACTTCCCGGGCCTGGTCGAAGGTCTCCCCCACCAGCGCCACGCGCCGCGCCGCGCCGGGGTC